CCCCGCAAGGCTGTTAAGGGCACTGATCTTAAGGTCAGCCATGAAACCCTACGCATGAACCACGATGGGCTCATCATAGAGCCGTCACAACTACGGATCCAGCAGGATTGCGTCAGTTGTGCCTTGGTCAAGCAAGATCTTGCCGGTGTTGTCTTCTTGAAGCATGTTGCTGATGACTTCAAGGTCCATGCGAATCTCGATCTTGCTTGTGGTGATGAAGTCTGCAGTGATCTGCACCATCTGATTTGGAGTGAACTGCACCGCACAAGCGGTCAAGACACCACTTACCTCGTACCAAACTGCGTCGTTGCTCGCGTCTGAGTGATTGGCAGGGTTATAGCCAGAGGTCTTGATGTAGAAACGCCCTTTGAAAGTGCTGCCTACTTTTGTGCGGAGCACAAGCTCAAGGAGGTAGTTAGGCAGCTCTTTGGTGGTGTCTCCGGTGTATTCCCACTCGCATGCCATGCGGCCAGAACCGGACATCAAAGTTCCGATGCGATTACGAAACTCATCTGACAGTGTTGTGACATCAACAGTCTCACGTTGAGTGTTCAGTTCATAGCTTTGAACCCGACCAAGGACTCGATAATCACTGTTCTGAACGACAACCTTGATTGGAATATTATTCGCAGGTGTCGCTAGCGCAGTAGCATTTGTTGTGCCACCGACAACAGCATGAGCAAAACTGTCATACAAACGAATGCCGTCTAGCTCGTCGACGTAGATAAATTTTTTGACACTCGTCTTGGTGTAGTTGTCAATAAAGTCAAGAGCAGAGCCGTCAGTGCTAGTAATTTCAACTTGATCACCAGTAAGAAGCTGACCATGATCAAAGTCAAAGCTGAAACGCTTTTTCGTTGCGTTTACGTCTGACGGGTTGATTGTCGACTGCAAGTCGCTTCCATCAAACTCACGCTTGAGTTCAACCTCGCCAAAAGTGCCTAAATAAACACTCATGAGATTGTCACCGTAGAGAGAGCCCCAGTACCTTGGAAGCTGACCTCTGCTCTTACGATGTCACCAGTTGCAGCGCCAATGCTCGCGCTGGTGATGTAGGCCGTCAGCTTGATGTCGTTGTTATCAGCACCGTCTACCCAGCGAAACGTCAGCTCAACAGTGTCGGAACTGCTAACACCTGCTGTGCCGGTCTTGTAAAGCTTGTTCAGTAGGTCAGTCGTGTTGATCTTGTTGTTGTTGTCCTTGTAATACAGCAACGTTGCGCTGCCGGTATAGCCTGAGATGCCTGGGGTGTAACTGCGAATATTTTCGTTGAGTGTGGTGGTCTCAAGCGTCTCCAGGTTCGCTTGCAGCTGAAAGCTGACGACCTTAGCGAGGGTCGTACCAGAAAGCTGCATTACGCCATCTCTGCCGGTGTAAACCTTTGCCATCAGAGCACACCAATCAGATTGACTGTAACAGTGCTAGTCCCAGGGCGCACATTGGCGATTGAAGGCGCAGAGGCATATCTCCACTTGTTATCGCCAATCGTTTGGAAGCTTGCCGCAGTGCCGCTCCAGCCTTGCACCGCCTGGCTTGGCAAGTCAAAAGTGTTGAACGTGCCTTTGGTTTGATCGTAATGATCAATAAAAAGCTGGGCGTTAGCGTCCGTGATATTTGCAAAACTCAGGCTCAGCGTCATGCTGGTTCGGTCTGTGCCATACAAAATCCGAACCTCTGCGCCCGACTGCGCTTTGTAGGTCTTAACAGGAAAGTCACCGGCATCGAACTGACGGCTTGTCGGAATGAGCGTAGGGAATGGCATGGTCAGCCCTCAGTCGTGTAAGCGGAGGTGTTCAATACATCAGCCGCCATCTTGCTGTTATAGGTGCTTGTGGTCGGAAACTCTGTCGCCATGACATCGACCATCCCATCCTCGCCCAGCGTCAACTGCTCAACCATATAAGTGTTGCTCGAAACAGTCGAGTCGGAAATTGTAAACAACGAGTCGTGCAAGGCTGTCTCTAGCACCTTGCCGCCCGAAACCGTCATTGTTGCTTCTGTGACCTTGTCGTCTAACGACTGATAGAAAACAATTGAATAAGAGCCATCTTTCACCTCAGTTGCAGACGTAATCGTTCCGTCTGCATTGATCGTGCCGTTATTAGCAGATTGGTAAGGGCTGGACTCTGTGACCACGCGAATAAACGAACCAGGCGCCAAAGAAATGCCAAACGGGTTTGTTTTAAATCGAACGCTATGCGTGACCCGCTTACGCAACGTCAGGAAGTATCGAGCGACAAGGAACGCATGGTCACGACTTGTGCAGAATTGAGTGAGGTCAAAAGATTCAACTGGATGATCCGAGGCACCAGAGGCAGCCCTGCGCACGACAAGTGTTTTTTCGGAGGGCAGCTGGTTTTGCCGCTCTTCTCTATACCTAACAACAGCCTGGAAGTCCTTACGCTCCTCTGCTGACAAATATTCAATGCCGTAAGTCCCTTCAATAATGTTGCCCTGAGTGAACAACGCGCTGATCTTAATTGGGCTCTGGCTTATGTTGCCGTTTGTATCCGTAGGCAAGGCAGGCAACAGGCTGAACTTGCCATCGCTAATCACAAAATTGCAAAGGAAAAACGGAGCAGTCCTGCCAATAAAATCACGGAGATTAACGGCCTGATCAATCGCTCCGTCAAAGAAAAGCTTGTTTGACTCAAGAAACTTGCCTGTGGTCGCAAGATCGCTTGTATTGATCAACTGGCTAGAAACCACATTGCCTGTGCCTGCAACCTTGTCGGTCAGCAAATAGTAGACCAAGTCAGTAAACTTATTGCTTGCCCCGTGACCTCCATCAGAAAAACGAGTGACTGGAATGCCGTCAGCCAGCCAGAATCGAAGTTGATCTAATTGCGAAAAATTGCGGCTCGACTTTAATGACAAGCCTGTTAAAGTCATGCCTGCGTAGTCAGGGGTTACGTCATTTGCCACTGATTCGTTGACATAAACAATTTCATGCTCAGGCGCTGATTCGTTTGACTTTTGAACAAGATTTCCGTACTGACTGATGTCAGCAATTTGCGTAGTGTGCTCAAACAAACGCTCGCCAGTCAGTCCAGCAGGAAGAACAGTCGTTGCGAGATTTAAGATCTCAAACCGCGCCCCAACAGAATCCCTGTCTTGAGCATATTCATTGCCACTTCGGGAAGATAAATCAATCTCGTAGTCAAAAGTATCGCCAATGCTCCAGTTGTCAGAGGTGAATAGCGGGTCGACCTGGAAGGTGACATTCTGCCAAGCCTTGTCTTTGTTGAAAAAGCTTTTAGTCGGCTCAGGCCGCGCCACTACAGTGCCCGTCATTTTGACCCTTATAAATTTGCTGCCTTTTGTTACGTCAAAAGTCTCTGACTTGACAGTTCCAATGCTTTGATTTTCTGCATCCCCTAAAATTTCCTCTTCAAAAGCAGATTCACGACCGCCAGGGTTTCTACCTTTAAGCGTTTGAATTTTTAAATGCAAACCACCAGTTGTCAGGTTTATACCAGCTGCAGGGCGACTCGCTTTTGGGTTGCCAGCTACATTAACTTGAAACTCAAAAGTTGAATTCGGCTGAAAACGACCATTACTAGAATTAACAGAAATGTTTGTTATCTCCCAAGCAAAGTCATTGGGATAAGCGTCATGGTTTGCAGGGAACTGCGCCTGAACTACTCCTGAAATTTTTAGGTTCAGGGTCCTGCCACTTCCATCGCCTGCTTGCACGTCAACTGTTTTTGTTTGACCCATATAATTAGCATTCCCAAAAATCTGATGCGTAAAAGTAACCTTTCTGCCCCTTCTAACATTAAGAGGCAAAAAGTCTAAGAACGCTACAGTTTCAACTTGCTGACTAGAAAAGGTAGTCAGATCTGGCAAGTATTTATCAACGCCAATGACATCAGGCACTGTTTGCGTAACAGAGCTGGCAGTGATGCCTGGATCTGTTGTCATTTCAGGGCTTAGCCGAATGTCGCCGGCAGTGACCTCATCGCCTGTAATCGTTACTTCAAATGGAGTAGGAGAGATCGCTGTCACAAAACTCCGGGTTATTTTCTTGCCTGTTTTTGCGTTCAATCGCAAGAACAACTCGCTAGCAGGAGAGTGCCGCGCAACATCGGCTCCACTTTTAGGCACAAATTTAAATTCATACTGTCTACGCTCAGGATGCTTAATCCTGATCGAGTTATAAACGTCTTGGGGAGTTTGACCAGTGATGCAAAACTGCTCGCCAAGCGGATGCCACGGGAATGCTGTGCCATTCGCATCAGTGCCTGCATTGCGGATAAAAATTGTCCAAACAGAAGTTCGGGCAATATAAATGTTCTGTGTACCAGCCTCATACGAAATTTTGTCCTTCTCGGCTTCGAGCAAGTCAAGACCCGAAGGAATTTCTGAAAAATTACAAATGCCGTTCAGCTTATTCCAAACCTGCGACTTCAATCCAATCTCAGTTACATCGCAAGGCCGCGTATTTCTGACAACCCCAAAGCTGACTTTTGTTAAAGGATAAAATCCAATACCTGCAGACATATTTCGACCGTTTCGCGCATTTGTTGCGCCATTGTCATCGTTGTAAATGCCACGGCCAAGCATCCTTTCGCTGATAAGTCCAATTGACGCGCCAAGGCCGGATCCAAAAGTCTCAACACACTTCAAAGTTATGTTTTGACGTGTGTTGGAATCCCAGCCACTTGCGCTGCGACTTTGAACGACCCATGCAGTGCGTCCGATCATGATATTTTCTCCGACCTGCAGCATGTCATCCGCGTTTCGGCGGAATCCGTCAACAGCTTGATTTATGTCGTCAACCTTGACAATTTTTTTCTTTTTCCGTTTGTATGTATCAGCGGGCAGCTTACCCGTAGCAATGGAAAAGGTAACGATGTCTCCGACACTTGCTGTTCGCACCTCAATTGGTGTTGAGCCAGAGTCAGAAACTGGTGTTCCGTTCAAAGCAACAATGCCCATGCGGCGACCATAGTTACGGCCCACACCCCTTTGACCTTGCCTGCGGATATCACTTGAATCATTCAAGTCATAATCACCAGCAATTTTGATACGTTCAGCAAGCAACCGATCTTTTGGATCATCGTCTTGACCCTCAATCTCTGGAATGCTTACAACCCTCCAATTCACACGATAATTAGTGCCGTTTGCGATAGCTCCATACACTCCAAACTGCGTTTGATTGCTTGGGGTATGTGCGGAACAAAAGCCGGTGTCTGCGCTTCTTGAGCGAGTAGGGCAAAGAAAGATATCGTTGTCAGTTTCTATATCACCAGAGTCAGGCTTGCCTCTGGTGCCATAGGCTAAATTTGCTGCTTGGATTCTTGTAAATCCAACGCTGTTTTTCTTCCAATAAAACGCAAACTCGTGATTGTAAATTACGTCTAAAGGCGAATTGCCAAGGAAAATTCCGTTTAGCTCTGGCAGGTCGATTCCAGTTGGAGGGCCAACAACTCCTTGCTCCCCTACTACATACAACTGCTTGACCATTTGCTGCGTTCCAAGCGAAAACGCACGCGACCAGACAAGGCGTGGTGCGGCAACAATTCCGCCAGTCTTGCCAGTGTAACGACCAAAAATAATTGGTATCGGGCTTGCGTAATCAGCAAGCTCAGCTTGCGAATCAAACCCAGACGTGGGGCTAAAGCGATCTCGACCAGTTACATCTCCAAGCTTGACAGTCTCGACGCGCGAAACTTGCTTAGGCTTTGGCGTCAGGAGCATTGACGCCGCACCTAGCACTAGGCCAATTGCGAGCTGAATAAGAGGGCCAGTCGCCGCCGGGCCATTCTGAACATCTGGGATAAGGGCATATTCAGCCGGACGCAACGCACCGCGCTTAGCCGCAAGATATGCAAACCGTCGATATTCTTGCTCAGTGCAGCCAAGAGTTTCGATTAACTGCCTTTCATACGGAAGCAGCGGTAGTTCGTAAATACGGACGCCGGTGCCCAAGTCACGAACGCTAAAGGGTTGTTGATGTAAAGAATCCCCTTCTCCCATGCCACCGCGAAAACCCACGATTTCCCCTCTAGCAGAAGCATGTCGCCATCATACTGAGGCTCTGCAACCCGATCTCCCCAACGCAAGAGGTCTCTGCAGATTTTTGTTGGAGATGCCGTGTACCAGTCAGGATCAAACGGCGGCATGGCGATGCCACAACGTCGTTGGACTTCATACACCAGATGAATGCAGTCGATGTACCCATCAGAGCCATCAGAGCCCAGGCGATATGGCAAACCGATTAGATCAACGCAATCGCACGCCACTTGAAACAGGGATGTTACCGATTAAGGATTGAGTTAGACGACGAAGGGGAACGTCTGAGCCAACGCCATCAAGGATGGTGTTGAGCACTAAAGTCAATGCAGTTTCATCCCACTCACCCTGGGAGACCTGCCCCACATATTCGTGCATCTTCGTTCCCTTGGTTCTGTCGTCTGGATCAAGGCTCATGACAAAGGCAGTTGCGATCCACTGCTGCTCGATTGCATCTAATGCCCATGCACGACTCAACTGGTTGTTGGGGAACAGCAAGCTAGCCTCGGTGTTGTCACCAGTTCGGTTAACGCTTACACCTGAAAATCCAAACGGCACAAAGGTGTAGGTGTCTCCGTTAAAAGTCGCGTTTTGCTGGATGTGAAAGTTTTGAAAGCGATAAACAACCGTCTGCTTAGGGTTGGTCAGCTTCAAATAATTGCCAACTGAAATCGTCGTCAAATCCCGACCCTCCTACGCGTAGATGGTGACTGCTGCAAGCGTTTGAGTGCAGCTTGCTGCCCACGTTGTGCGCCTTGTGCTGCAGCCTGCCTCATGCCTGCTTGGAATTCAGATGCAGTCACATAATCAACGCTGTTGATGCGTTCGACTGAGTAACGAACGTCAATAGGTGCAGAAGATCCTTGCACTGCTGCAATCGCTTCATCCTCAGAAGCTATGCCACCACCTGATGCGCCAGTATTTCGTCGTGAGTAGCGATTCATTGCATCGCGTGCGCTGCCTTGGTTATTGACCTCAACGCCAAGTCGACCACTAGGTCCGCGCTTAAGCGGCATAATCGCCTCAGCTCCGGCCTCACCCATCAAGCCAAAGCTGCCAGATGCTCCATCTGCGTACTGGAACATCGTCGGCTTGCTGACGATTCCACCCTTGGCAAACGGAACCACGCCGTTGCTTGAAAATGCATTGCCTTTTGCTGAGCCAAGGAAGCTCATTCCAGGCAAGCCCTTCAAGATATTGAACATTGCAGCCTTGATGAAAATCTTGCTCAAGTCAGACAAGACAGAGCGAGCAAATTCTTTGAAATCAGCCTTTCCAGTAGTGATAAACTCATGAAGCTTGTCGCCAAGTCCATCAAAAGCTTGAGCGGCCGCATTACCAAGGTTGCCAAACAGGTCACCCATTGACTGAATGCCTTTTTTAAATGTGTCCTTAAATTTGTCCATGCCTTCTTTGCCTGGCTTGTTTAATGCCTCGAGAGCTTCTTGCAGTTTCTTCTTAAGTTCTTCCGCGCTAAGAGCACCATTTTCAACGAGGATGCTGAATTTCAACATCAACTCGTTCAGCCTGATTTGATTTTCTGCTTGTACCAGCTGCTCATCAGTGAACAGGCCAGACTCACCCTTGGCCTTGGTGAGTAGTTTATTTAATTCGATTTTTGCCTTTGAAACGCTGTTGGCTTTTCTAAGTTGCTGTTGCTCCAGCCGGTTGATTTGGTTGGCCGCAGTAATTTCAATGTTTTTCAGCTCAACTCTCTGCTTTTGAGGCGGCAATGCTTCTGCCGCCTTTCTTGCAAGTTCTGCTGCTTGCTGTATTTGTTCTTTTGTAAGAGTTATCCCGCGCTCGCGCAGTGCGAGCTGTGCAATTTGTTTATCTGCCTCTTCTTTGCTGATGTCTTTGATTGTATTGGCACTCCCGCCGCCTTGGGTTCCATCTGGCTGGGTGCCAAGAACTTTGTCTCTCAACCCAGAGCCAAAATTGGTGGGCATCTTCAGGTCAAGGCTTGATCTGATTTGAGCAAGACGATCGATGCCTCCTGCTTCGAGGCCTAAAGCACTAGCAAGAAGCCTGTCTATCTCTTCGAGCCTTGCGGCCTGCCGAGGCTCAGTTTGCAGAACACCAGGGAATCTTTCAAAAGCTCTTTGCGATGCCGTGTCAGTTAAAGCCTTTTGACTTGTCGTGCCATATATTGAGGCATACTGCTCAAGCCTTTGCGAACGAACAATGTCGCCACTGATAGACTTGGCGAATTTTGCAATTTCACCGGCAAGATACTCAAATATTGGACCAAATATTTCAATAATTCCTTTGCCAATTTCAGTAAATATAGTTGCAACATTTTCTCCAAATAGTATGAATTGCGCAATAACGTCTTTGAGAGTTTCTTCGTTCTCTAGGGCAAAGTTGATTAAATTAGTGAAGTAGTCCTGGAAGCCTGCGCCAACATTTGCGAAGAATCCACCAAACGCAAGCTGTGCTTTTTTGATAGCAACTTCAAGTCGAGCCCCTGCAAGCTCAGGTGCCTTTGCCAACTCCTCGGCTGTTGTTCCATAACGACGGATCAACTCTTCGGTGAAGCCAACAAAGTCGTCGAGAGTTACTTTGCCCTGCTCCAGCAGTTTGTCTAGTTGTTTAGTGCTAATTCCCATCGAATCAGCAAAAATTGTAAACGCACCTGGCAGTCTTTCACCGATCTGCTGGCGCAGTTCTTCTGCACTCACCTTGCCTTTCGAGAAGACCTGCGATGCTGCTCTTAATGCAGAGTTGAGGTCTTCAGTGCTGCCACCAGTCGCAATAACTGAAGCAGATAAAGCCTCAAACGCTTTGTTCGTCTCGTCTGTGCCCAGCCCTGCGCCAACAACACTTGCCTTAAGCTTGGTGTACTGAGCAATAGTTGTGTCTAGCGGTACGACAAATTGCTCTGAAAATTGCTTGGCAGCTTGAATGCTCGTGTTAAAATCGGCTTGATTGCTGCTGACGCCGGCCAAGGCAATTTGATATTTATTGAATGTTGCTACTGTTTCAGCAACAGCCCCGGCCTGTTTGCGAATGTTGCCGACCTGAGCGCCGATAGCAGCACCTACAGCAGCCCCCGCAGGCCCGCCAACGGCAAGACCAATGCCGCCGCCGATAGCGCCCTCAGGACCACCAAAGACGCCGCCAGCAGCAATCGCTCCAACGCCTTTCGCAACACCAGCAAGCCGCCCACCAGATCGTTTGCGACCTTCAGCTTTTTGTAGTTCTTGGCTGTACCTAGATATGTCCGCAGTTAACTGCTTGAACTGGGTCGAGCCAATCTGTGCCTCGTTTCTAAGAGCTTTTAAAGCTCCTATTTGAGACTGAATTGTGCTGATATTTCTCTTCCCAGCCGTGTCAAAGTTCTTGATTCGATCTCTGACTTTGCTTATACCCTGAGAATCCAGCTGATTAGCTGCATTGGTGAGGCCACGAAAAGAACTCTCTAGCTTCTTGACTACAGCAGCAGCCCCTGAGTCGGAGAACTCAAGACTGATCTTGATCTTCTCAACTGCTGCGGCCATTTGAGCGCTTCCTGAGTTCGGTTAGGGCGGTCGCCTCCATTACCTGAAGA